ATACTCCTGCCACTCCCGCGCCCCGTCATCGCCGATGTCGAACGAATACGTCTGAACGCCACAACAGATGATGGCAGAAAGGCGCTGCGTCCACGACGTACGCTGTTCATGGATCCTCGGCACGTTGATATGAATCCCCTTGCTTCGGCAGAACTGCCAGCGCTCGAGGAGATACTGCCACATGAATCGCGGGTCGGCTCTCACGCCCGCCTGGACGACGATACTGTTCTCCAACTTCTTTATCAGAGTGAAGCCCAAAGGGAGGGGAGAATTCCACAGCCAGTCAACCTGGAACGGCGGGCGATGGAGAAGAGACAAATTTGTCCTTCGGCAATTCAGCGGGTCTCCATCCTTGAATAACCGCCACGTCTTTGCCGGCGCGTTCAGAAGCAAGTGTGCCAAGCTAAGCACGCCGTGTTCTGCTGAGCATGAAAGATAAACCCCGCGCGGAAGATCGCCGGGCGCGGCATACTGCCAGTATTTATCTGTTGCTGCGTCCATTGTTGGAAGGTCAGAAATACCAACTGCCACGACAACGGGATCAGAAGAATCAGAATATCTGTTCAGAAGCACCACATAAGCGGTGTCTCCCTGTACGATGTATTCATTGAGCACCCTGCCTCCTCCGGGAGAACCCCGGAACGGGGGCAAGATGGCGTTACCTTGAAAATCAATACGGACTGCCCAGTCCATCATATCTCACCCCCATGCTTCTCTGACGACTACAGTTGAACTTTCGGTTTGGACAAGACGGAACTATGCCGCCTTCTTCAGTTCCTCCTGTTCGTCTTTCTTTTCCCGTTCGTCTTTTACAACTTCTTCGAGAGGAGATGCCTTCAGCATCGCCAACAATTTCGCTACAATTTCCAGCCATCTGTATTTCAACGGCTCGTCGAGAACGAGGAATGCTTTGGCTGCAACCTCATCCTGCCACTCTTCAAAGTGAAGAATGTCATACATTCCGTCAATTTCCAACTCCACGCCGTCGAACGTGGCAAAGTAGTTGTCAGTACCGGTCCATGTTCCATGATCGGAGGTCGTCTTTGTGTGGACTCTTCTCGCTCCCGTGATGACAATGGTCGTGCCGTCGACGCATCGAAGTTCAATGGGATCCATGCTAGTCCTCCCAGGTGACGTGAGCAACGCGGCCCACTCGCGTATCGTTGCGCAGCCAATTCAGCGCGGCCTGTTCTGTTCCAAACACGTCATTGCCAATACCAGCGAAAAAAACCACCCACCCCTCATGCTTCGTGGGGACGGGAATGAGGTCGAGGTCACTATTCTGTAAATGCTGCCCTTGGTCTGCCGGATAATAGTAACCGTTCGTCGTCCAACTGCATACACCTTCTGTTCCATCGCCATACGTTACCAGCCCTACAATCGGCTTACTCAGTTTGGCATCCATACACAGAAGCCTCACCGCCCGCCCGTCGCGGGTCTGGTACTTCTTGCCCATGTCAATCAGGTTGGAAGTAACGGTAACATGTACGGTAAAATCAGTGTCTAGGCTGGCCATCATGCCGCCTCTCTCCACGTTACTTTGGCGATAGCAACACAACGGTCTTCGCCAACAGTGAATGCGTCCTTACACTCATCCTCTGTCTCAAACAGTGAGGGGGTATTATCCTCGTCAAGAGTGCGTGAACCAAAATCATCACCACGCAAAATCGGTATATATCCGGTTTTCAACTGCTGCGCCGTTTCTGGCCCAAAAACAACCTTCTGTTCCTTCTTAGTTATTGCACCCATATCCACGCCTCCTTATCCGCTCCCCGGCACAAGGTCGGGGGGGACCATCCATACGTGCGGTGTGATGGACTTTCCGGACGATTTCATGGTGAAGTGCATCCTGCGGTTCACACACCCGATGTTCGTAAGAAACTGCGCCAAATCCTGCTCCCGGATGTCCTTGTGGCGCGTGTAGTACATCCACTGTTTCAGTGATTGGAGAACGATGAAAATGTGCCCCTCCCTGTCGACAAATGGCATTCCGAGCGCTATCGCGTCGTTGGCGTCGTCGCCGATCTTCGTGGCGAGCAGATACTCGCTAATCAGGGCTTTTGTGCTGTCCTCGAATAATCCGTCAACGAGATTATCAAGCACCTCAGCCGAGGTCACGATGAGCTGGGCAATCTTCTCCCAGTCTGGTCGTTTGAAGTCGGGCAGTAACTTTCCGACGGTCGCCATGATCTTATTTTTGAACTTCCTTTCCTCCATAATAATATCCACGGTACCGATCTTCACACGGCGCGAGCCGCTGACCTCCATCCAGAAAATAGGATCGGGATCAAGGTCGTACTTCACAATGCGGTCCACGTGGACGCCAAGAACTGTACCGAGACTATCAAGCACTCTCGCCCTCGCTTCTTCAGGGGAAATACCAAGGGCTTCTTGCGACTCCGGCGTGCTTCTGCTCTGATTTATCAATTCTTCAATCGAGTCCGCTTTTTTTGTCTCCCTTCTTGCGGAACTTATCGTATTTGCATAATAGTCCTGCCTCAGCTTCAGCTCTTGCCCCGCTGAACGGCGCGACATGATGATAAGGTCGGCAATCTGCTGGTCGTCCAAATTCCCTATCACGCCATACATCGCAAGACTGGCGTCGTAGGCGGAAGGCGACTGGTCGCCGCCGGACAACGGCTTCGTCCGCTGAAATGAATCGGTGAACTTTGCCTTGAACCGAAGTTGGAGGGCGTTGAACGTATCGCCACTCAGCACCTGATTTTCCGTCAACTTCAATGCTCCGATTCCGCTTGCCTTCGTCGCCGTCGTGCGCGTCTCGGCGTGAACGTCCGCAGGGATCATCTTTGATAGCTCCATCCAGTCGTACTGCTTCTTATTATTCTCAGTAAACACCACCGGCAAAATATTCTCTTTATCCTTACAGTTCACCGTTCCAGGGATGCGGAGAATGCGTGCCAAGTCCCACGTCATGTCCAATGTCCAGTTATGAGATTGCATCCCGCTCAGGAGCCACCGCTGCCAGCGTTCAGCAAATTCCGCTGCGGCAGTGTTGTCGACGGGGCGAGCAGTAAGAAATCGCTCACGGAACAACCAGTAAACGTGAATACCGTGACCGGTGTTGACGACCATCGAGGGCTTGGGATAGGACGAAAGAGCCGCAAGCGCTTCCTCGATGCTCCCCGGATAGTTCTCTTTCTTGTGCCCTTTTGTTCCAATATCAATATCGGCCCACAGGCCCCCCATCGAGGCAACATTTGCCGCGTCACAGCGGCGAGCGCTCCCCATATCTGCAGGCGACGTGCACATGCCGGCGTAAATATCCTTGCCCTCGTAGGACGAAGCTCCGAGGGCAAGACACGCGCTATCCACATCGGGAAACCATGCGGAACGGCGGTCGGGGAGCGTCCAGATCAAAAAGCTCTCCCCAGCTCCCATGTTGCCGAACAGCGCGTCCAGATATGGACGCGCCTGTGTCAAGTCAACTGCCATCTCGCCTCCTTTCCATGGCGAGACACGATCCCCCGCCACGGCACCGTCTTGTCAGACGATACTAGGCGGCTTGCTCTAGCGTTTCATCATCAATTGGAGCGTAAGATGCAGAACGCAGGACTGGCACGATGTTTGCTGCGTAGTCTGCCACGAACGTTTGTTCATCTTTGGTCAAAGTGCGCACCACCGACGGGATAATGCGTGCGTACGGCGCTGGTCCACCAACCACCTTTTCTAAAACAATGCGCGTCACCACGGCGCTGACGAGCTGCTGCGTGTTGATCAGGGAGATCATGTACTTGTGCCACGGAGCAATGCTGGAGGGCGAGAGTTGAAGAAGGAAGGGAAGGATAGACCCTTGCGTCAGCATATACACGCGCTGCCCCGCCTTGCACGCCTGACCCTTCTTGCCAGCACCCGCTGAACCATATTTGCTGCTCGGGCAGTCGTCGCACACGCCGCCGGCGCAGCCGCTCTCGGACGCAGGAACGCCAACCTTGCCCATTTCAGCAACGCAAAGAGGCGGGTCGTTGGAGATTTCACCATTCTCTCCCTGCTTGAAGAGGGCGCGAGTTGGGTGCTGGTAGATCACAATGCCTTCGATCTCCTTGACCGGCGCGTCGTCCGGCGGGACCAGCCACGTGGTGCTGCCGCCTGTGGGGATTTTGACTTTGGGGATGTCCTTCACTTGGAGCAGTTCGCCGCCAAGATTCCCCTCGATGAGGTCTTTGATACTCTGATTTCCTACCTTAGAAATGGCGTAATCCGTCAATGCAACAATCTCTGTGCCCTTGCCCATATCCAGCCTCCTTGAAATAATTACTTACGTTTTAGTGGCGATTCCGCTCGCCACACTGTCAGTTTATCGGAAAATCCTTTGTCCAGCTTCTCCATCTGCGCGGCGTATTCTTCCCTCATTCTCCCGCCCGTCAGCCATTGGCCGACGGCGCTGCGTGTCACGCCAAGCAGCACTGCCAAATCCGTCTGCGTCATTCCGCTCTCGCGGAGATAGACAACCAGCGGGTGTTGCTCGCGCCACTTTGTTACATCTGCCAGCAAATTGCTGTTCACCATTCACCTCCCTTTCTACATTTGCAAGTATACTCACTTTCGTCGATTGTCAAGTGTCAATTACGCCGCCTTCGCTTCTTCCGACGTCTCCATGATGGCACAATGGTGATTGTAGGCGGCGATGTCGTCCTGAAGCCAAGCCACGTATTCCAGGGCCCTTTCGATGAAAAGATCACGGACTACGGGCGCTCGGCCCAAGGGGGCATGTTCTCCTACAACAGAACTCCGCCACTGAACGATCGCATTCTTGTACTCGTTGAACTCCAAATTGATTTTTGGATAAAGGCCGAGTTTTTGAATAAGAAGTTTCAGCTGAACGGCAGACGTCGCATCGACGGTGCCGATGTCCACAACCGCTTCACAGTGCTCGCCTTGCCACGTGATGACCGTTTTACAATCCGTTGAAGTCCTGAAATCAATCATGCGTCACCTCCTGCGAGATCTTCTGCCGTCAATCCCTTCTTTACTTTCTCCATCCATTTTTGATGTCCAATAGCCGCCTCTCCTTGTGTCTCATAGTTTTCCACAACAGAAATGCCACCATCTTTCTCGTTGACAATCCCGGTTTCCCAACCCGCGTCACAAGTGTCATTTGTATCAACGGTGAAATCGCCAATTCGGTCGTTCATCCTTGTTTCAGCATTCATATCAAATAAATCCTTTCCCGCATCAGTCCACGCCTTCATTTTGTTCCATCTCTCAAAAAACTTCTTGTCAATCTCATCACTCACACATCGCCCCCTTCCCCAACCTTACCAGTCTCAATCTTCGGCAGAACGAAGTCCACACGATCGGCCCATTCCGCCTTTTTCCCCTTGTTCCACTGGGCAACAGGCCTCAGATAGCCAACCACACGGCTGTAAACCTCTGTGCGACTACGTTTGGCGGCTTCGACTAGGATTTCCCCATTGATGTTGACAAGGTTATGCTCAGCATCTTCGTAGATACCACCAGAAACTTGGGTCATCCCGCCACATCCAATCCCATTGCCCGCATGCCATTCCGCTTCCAGAACCAGCCGTGACAAGAATACCAGTAGATACTCGTTCGACGATAGTGTCCACGATACTTCATTTCTCCCCCTCCTTTGTGGGCGCGAGGACGGAAGCGGGTTTCCTGTCACCGCCATAACAGAATCCATCCGCAAGTACCACACAAAACCATACGCTGCATCTACGAGTAAAGATGCTGGGCATCGGTCTTGCCCGCTTACAGTCCCTACAATGGACAATCTTAGCGGCTTCCTGCTCTGCCCCCTCTGCCACGCCTTCGGCATGAGCTTTGGCAAGAATGGCCGCTTTCAGTGCTTTGGAGGCGTCATCTTGAAAATCTCTTCCGCCACAATAGCAGATAAGTTCATGGAACATGTCATTGACTGACCAGTTCGCGTAGTCTTCAACTTTGGTCATTGTCGGCCTCCAATTCGTAAATCCAGCCAACCTCACCTTCCATAAAATTATCCTCTGCCTTATCGATCTCCAACCCGTCCTTAGAGCGGATTTCAATAACCCTCAGGACGTTGGCAACGGTCAATTCATAAGCAATCTGCTCTAATGCGTCAAGCAACCTCTTGAACATTTGTAGCCTCCTTTGCCATCATTACTGTTTCGACTTCCTGCTTGAATAGCCAGTTGTATGCGATTGCATTCATTTTAGCCATTCCACGGGCATCAGTCTGACGATGATAAACACTTCGGTGCAATGCTTTTGGAAGATATATAACTCGTTCTTTGTCTACGTGATGTCCTTCGCAACCAGAAAACCACGAGTTCAGGGCAACAAATCCAAAAGTGCGACGCTTGGAATTCTTCTTGGCACTAGATATTTTGGGACCGCCCTTCCAATTCGCAGCAGACATCTTCGCCCTTGTCTCAAGAGAAAGGCGTTTCCCTTTATGCGCCGCAGATACACCCGCCCGCGTTTCAAGAGAAACTTCGTGCCCCATCTTTGCCGCGGAGATTTTTGCACATGTCTCGGGCGAATGTTTCTTCCCAAGGTGCCCCGCAGAGTTCCTTGCTCTGGTTTCAGAAGACTGGTTCTGATGCGCAGCAGACATTCTCGCCTTTTGTTCGTCTGTCATGGGAATGCCCTTATTTGGGGCAGGCCTTCCCCTTAATGCAGCAGAAAGTTTCACTCGTACCTCAATTGTTGGCGAGATGCCCATATTCCATGCAGGTTTCCCTGTACACGCTAAAGATATTTTTGCTCTGGTTTCTTCTGACTGCGGATGTCCATAACCCATTTGTCTCACACTCGCCTTTCTCGCCTGTTCTGATTGTGGCAGCACCAGAGGCGAGTCTGGATTTCAGACGGGTAATTAAGCCGCCCTAGCTGCCATTTCATTATACTCTGAATGAAGAGCAGGCGTGAGTTCCTTCAAGATTGCTTCAACAACGTTCTTCTTGTTTGCAAGTGCTGCATATATTTTATCATCGACGGTTCCGGACATCACCAAATCGATATACGTAACCGCACGATCTTGCCCCGGACGATGAATACGAGCAAGGGATTGCTCATAATCGCTCAGAGAAAAGGTCGCACTGTAATAGATCGCGTAACAACTTCGCGTCATGTCTACACCAACGCTGCCAGACGCGATCTGTGCGGCGAGCACTTGTCCACTCTTCTGCCACTCCGCCAGCTCGTTCACGCGGCCAGACAATTCAGAATACGTCCGCCCTTGCTCTTTACAGACCTCACGGATAGAAACCGCGTCCTGGACATATTTGTAGAACACAACGACAGGCTCTTCTTTCGGCAGATCATCCAGTACATCTGCAAGCAGTTCTTGCTTCGCACTGTCCACGCGCTGCGGTTTTCTGTCGGGGTTGTAAATATCCTCGTCAGGAGAAAGCCAGCCTCCCGTCAGTTGAGAAAGGCGCAAAAGCTTCACAAGCCCGTTGGCCGCAGTCACCGTACCATTTTGAATCTGCGCTACCAGATCTTTCTCCAAAGAGCGGTACGTCTTCATCGCAGATGGAGAAAGAATAGAGGTGCGCGGAATCGTTGTTGCTTCCGGGAGGGTCAGGACAGAGCGATCGGCGTGGATGGCGATGGAATAGAACCGCCGATTGTACTCCTCGACGTTCTTATATCCTATGATCTCATGCTGCATATACCCGCCCATGATTGCGTATTTCTCACGGAACACAGCGAACGACGTACCAAAGACGCCGCTGTCCAGTGCCCGGTAGAGGCCATAAATTGTCAAGGGACCATTTGGACAAGGTGTGCCGGTCAGAGCAACTCTCTTGGCGACAGTCTTGCCCAGCGAATGGAAATACTTGGAAACGCGGGAACCGGGAGACTGCAACTTGTGGCCCTCGTCCATAACCAAGAGGTCAAAGCCCCATTTAGAAAGAGACGATGAAAGCGGCGGTCTCCACGCGCTCTCGTAGTTCACAACAATGACAACGAGGCCGTCATAAGTAAGAGCGTCCATCATCGTCTGATTCTTCTGCGTAACGCTTCCTTTATCCAGTGGTACGACAATAATTCCACTAGGAGCGGGAAACAGTTTATGCTGATGCCAAATCGTTACCGGCGTCGTTGCGTGTTTCTGAAACTCCGACAGCCAGACATTGATGACAGAAAGAGGACAGACAACGAGCGTACGAAGTACGTGCATATTCTGCACATACCACACTACGGGCGCAGTCTTACCTGTGCCAAGGCCGAGGTATGCAAGGAGCGCCGGCTGTTTAACCATCGCCCAATATTCCAGTTTCTGGTGAGGCCACGGAGCAAGGCGGGCGTTCGGAACATCGGGAAGATCCGCGCCCATAGCTTTGAGGCGGGCGGTCTCGCCGGACTGTTCCGCTAAAGCTTTGAGGCGGGGAACGTCGTTGCACAACAGGCGCCCCTTGAAAGTCTGGAGGAGAGATTGAGCAAGAGAAGGCGAAAGATCTCCACACCACGCCCTGTTCGGCTTCGACCAGGACAAGCCGGGGACAGAACGCAAGGTGTCCAAGTCGCTGAAAGGGGCTTGTATGATTATTTGAGAAGAAGAAAAACGAGCGATGACGTTATCCATCAGGCTGCTTCGAACAAATTGCCTTCAATGGGCGCGGCCAGTCGCTTGTTCGTCAAAGCTATGGCTTCCTCACTGATGTCAATTCCCATATACTCGCGTCCACAATCTCTTGCCGCCACGCAGACGGCACCTGAACCACAGAACGGGTCAAGTACGAGTTCCCCTGGCTCGGTTAGTTGTTCAATCAGCATCTCCATGAGCAGCACTGGCTTTTCAGTCGGATACCCGCCGCGCACGGGGCTGAAACGAAACACGTCCGGCATTCCAAGGTTGTGCGGATGACGATTCCTGCCCTTGTCCAACAGCACCATGAACTCACACTGGTTTCTGAAGTGGTACCCCATCCCTGGAGCCAGCTTATCCCATACCAGAGGCTTATAGTAGCTGAATCCAGCCTCTTCTGCGTAGCCCAGTACCCACTTCAACGTCTGACCATCACAGAAGATGACGGCATGACGGTCGGGTTTCAGGACTTTGCAGGCAGAACACATGAACTCGAACAGCTCTTGTTCATCAATCGTTGTGAACCAGCCGGTCTGCTTGCTCTTGTCGTGATTGCCACCAAGTCGCGTTGTTGTGCCAACGTCGCGCCACTTGTTCAACGTCCAATACGGAGGGTCAGTCAAGAGAAGGTCAACCGATTCAGGGGGAATCTGTTTGAGCCGATACATCAAATCAAGACTATCGCCACAAATAACGCTACTCATGCCCAAATCAATGCCCATACCATGCCTCCTGTACTTAGGACTTTACAGTTTAACACAAGATGAAGAGGAACGGGGTGAAGGAACTCTCATTTCTTCTTTCCCGAATCGCGTCCAGTGAAAAAGCCCGCGACAAAATAACAAACCGCCACAAAGAGCATTGCCGCGGTATCAAGGAACTCCGGCGTGAACGTAATTCTCATGCCGCCCGCCTGAAATCATTGACCATAGCCCACGCCTCGACGATGGCGGCGTGACGCGCTCCGCGTTTGACTGCTCTCGCAATCTTCAGTGCTGCGGTCGGGGATTTATAGGAGATTGAAGAACGAGACGTGCTGACGTGCCGAATGATTGTGCCTTTTACATAAACGCCCATAGCCCATGCCTCCAAGAACAGCCTAGTCCGTCGGGACTCTCCGGCTGCTAGTTCTACTCGCGGTGAATATCGCCGAAGTTGACGCCCAACAGGATTAACGTTGAAATCTGTTGTCGTTCCTCATCGGTCAGTACCACATCGCAGTCCAAACTCCACACCGTATCAACTTTCATCAGTGCCCCGCATTCTGCATCGCGTTCCACGCGCCCCTGAACCCTCCGGCAACGCCGGTGAGTTCGAGGAGCAGCCACAGAACGATGACGAAGAAGATAATTCCAACGACGTGAAAAAGATTAGTGATGAAGTTCTTCATGCGTACCACTTCTCGATCGCGTCAAACGCAGCCGTTACCTCTGAATCGTTGATATATTCGCAGAGCAGTTCGTCTGCCTTGATATGCCAGTCCTCCGCATCCGTATAGTCTTCGACGCGCCCATCTTGCCGATGATACACATACGTTCCGCTGTCAATCTGCCTCAATGCCTCAATCAATTCCTCTTTTGTCATTCCGCGCCTCCTTGTGGCTCAAAATAAAAACTCCGGACGAGCGCCTCATTCATAGAATGAGTGCTCTTCCGGCAATTGCAACGTCTGCATTTTGTTCAAGCATAAAAGCATAAGCGAGAGCGTTCATCTGCGCCATGCCTCGACCGTCTGACTGACGATGGAAGATGCTACGATGAAGTTCTTTCGGCATAAAAATAACCTGCTCGTTGTCTACGTGATGCCCTTGGCAGCCCGCAAAGGTGGCGTTGAGACATACATAACCGAAAACCCGACGCTTAGCGTTGGCCTTGCGGCGATACACCGCAGGGCCTCCCTTCCAATGCGCCACGGAATTGTTAGCCCGCATTTCAGGAGACGCCTTAAGGCCCATGTTTATCGCAGATAGCTTTGCCTTCGTTGCGTCTGAGTGCGGAACTCCTTTATGCGGTTTTGGCTTACCCTTTTGTGCCACCGACATCTTTGCTCGGGTTTCTTCTGAATTATGATGTCCCAGCGATCTCTTATTTCCCCTGGCCGCCGCAGACATCTTTGCTTTTGTTTCGTCTGAACAGTGCTGTCCAAGTCTCATTGTCTCACACTCCCTTTATCTCCCTTGTTTTGACTGTGGTGGCACCAGAAGGGAGTCTGGAATTCAGACAGTTTATAAGGCTGTCTTAGCCACCTATCAATTATAAACGATATGAAGGCCAATGGTTGTGGCGACATTCACCATTTATTGACAATAGACGAGTACCAGGATTGAGCATGAACGCGCCCCAAATATTCCAACAGCCCCGCTTCCGCCGACGAATAACGCGCCCCAATTTCCTTATTAAAAGGCAAATCATCGAATAACCAACGCCGCATATGCTCACACGTTGAGAAGGCGCGGTCGAAACTGACCGATCTCAACAAGGAGCGAATGGCGGGGGTGTCTGGGTGTTCGAGAATGAAATCAGGAGTACAAAGGCCCGAAGATTGGATTTGACAGGCGATGTTGACGAGCGAGGATAGACGTACTCCGTAGCCTGACATCGGTGGCCTCCTGAGCCATAATTTATTGCTGCCCACATTATACGGGATTCTGCACAATCACAAAATATTGTGAAGGGAAGGGTCGCCAAGGCTCAGGAGAGTTGGATGGCGACCCATATGCAGAATACTCATTCTCTCGTGATTTTCAAGAGCCGATCTTCCCGTCTCCCATGAGAATTGAAACACCGATGATGAAGTATAAAACAACGAAGCCAATGATAGAAATGAGAACAACGACCACGCTTCTCAGGGCTTTCACGCTGCCACGTCCACAGCGATAGATGGGCACTTGCCCGCTTCAGGGGCCATGCAGCCTCTGCAAGTATTGGTATTCTCCCATTTGCAAGGCTTGGACGGAAGAATCTTGATCTTCTCCATCGTTGCTTCGATTCTTTCCACGCCGGCACCATCGTAGTTCAAAACAGCCTTGATCCACTGCCCATTCAGCAATTCCATCGTGCTGCCCATTGCCCGTGCCTCCTCTCCCTATCTAGGGACGTTCTCACTGCTACAAGGCACCAGGTGCCTTGTTTCGGCTCTTCAGAGCCTCATCAGGCAGTATAACCACAGCGCCACAGCTTCAATCTATGGCGGTTTGTTTTAGAACAGTCAGGAGCGCCGGACATCCACCTATACTCGCTCCTGGGTGCTGCTTTGGCGCATCTTCTGGTAGCCTCAGGCTATCGATGCTATTTGAAAGCGCGGTAGTGATGTATTACTGACTGTAGAATAGCAAGTGATGAAAGTATGTCAAGCGACAATGTGAAGAAAGGGGTCAAAAATCATCACTATTACCGTATAAAGAGGGCATAAAAGACTGAAGAACAAGTCTACAACAAGGACTAGTGGCATATGTCGTCACGTGTCGCATGGGTAAAGAGAAGAATGCAGCATTGATGCGGGATTGAGGGGCTTTTCATACCTATGTATAGGACAATGTAAAACGGTGCGAAAAAAGTTTCTTAAACTGGCGGTAGACAACACTATATAGGGCGATGTACAGCAAACATGCAACGCTTCGCCTTCGTTGCCCCTGTGGTATCTCTTCTGTGTACTTTCCCTATATCATGTGTTGTGGACTGTGTTCTGTGCTCTGTGTTGCCCGTGTCGTGTGCTACGGTAATCTTGATTACTGTAATAGGTCCGAGCGTCTTGGCGTGGGTTGTTCGACTTCCGATAACCATCATTTATGCACATCAACGCGTATCGATATAAATGCAAGGGTAGTCGGGGAGCGGCGATAGGGGTAAACGGGGGTGATCCAGGCACGCCAGGGGGGGGGTGTAAGCCCCAGGGGCACCCGGTCGACAGGGGCAAGCGGAAAAAATCCTACAATTTTCTGTTCTTCAAATCTTCTCTTCTTATTTTCTTCACCTTCCGAATTACACCACTGGTCTTCATATTGCGTATTCTTATATCAATCGTACCCCGTGAGTTGCCGCGTGCACCGGGGTCCTTTATGAGAAGGTGGCTGTACGGCGGCCCGAAAGGGGTTCTGGGCAGAATCCTCCGTTCGTACAGGGGCAATGCGGGCATAGGGGCGGGCAGCCCGCATAAATATAGGGGTGAAAGCATGGGCGAAAGGCAGCTTAGGCAACTGCGCGTGGCTCTTCGGGCCGGACCTTCGGGCGAGGCCCGATAGTCATGTCCAAAACCATCGATCTCAACATCGAAGAGACGGCGCAGCACAAGCGTGCTTTCCTGCTTTATTCCACGCTCGATCCGGAGCTTTCAATTGTGGAACGTGAAGCTCTTGTTGCCTCTCGTATTGGCGCAGACGTTGATATTTCCGATGTGCAATCTTGGTCAAACTTCTTCCATTGGGAGGAACGGCTGGCGCAGGACGCGCAGACTGTGCAGAAGGGGCTGGATGCACGGACGCGAAAAGAAAAACTCCGAGAAAAGGTAGACGCGCTGGTCAACCGCATCTCTGATCTCCTGGACAAGGATGAGACCTTCGCCAATATCAAGATCGACGATGGAAAGGCGCTGTCTCAGCTTGCCACAGCTCTTGATAAATTGGTCCACACGAGTTCCGTCCTTGATGGCGGTGCGGTAGAGACGTTCATCATTAAGTCGGACAAACCCGTGTCGGATTTGACAGACGAAGAACTGGCTCGCTATGTTGCGGAGGGCCGTGTTCGCGCATCGCTTTCGTCAAAGAACGATGAGGGACCCGAGGCGGCATGACCTCCTGCTATTCGACAAAAGTTTGCCAGAGATGCGGTCGGGAATATCAACCAACGAGCGGAACGCAGAAGCATTGCTCCGAATGCGGTCCAGTAGCGAATGCAATCCGCATTGCCGGGTGGGAAAGGGCTAATCCCGGAAGACATGCTGCGCGAACAGCCAAATGGATTAAAGAAAATCCCGAAAAGCACGAGGCATCTTCGAGGGCGAGCAGTGCTAAATGGTATAAGACACATCCAGAGAAAGATGCTGTCAAGAAAAGCAAGCGTCGCGCTCTCAAATATGACAATACGCCAATCAGCGAAATGCTGATATCAACAGAATGGCTTGCGATATTGGCCGAGCATAATGGTCGCTGTCACTACTGTGGAAAGAAAGCCAAACTGACGTTAGATCATGTCTATCCCCTATCGCGGGGAGGCAGACACTCAAAAGACAACGTTGTTCCCGCGTGTATCCACTGCAACGATAGCAAGGGCGTCAAGACATTAGAAGAATGGCGCTTTCTGCTATCGGTTGAGGCATAGAGTGGCGCTAACCCTCACCCTCGAAGATGCGCTGGCTGAACAGGCAAAGCGGGAAATAGACCGTCGTGCGGAACTTCGAGAAGCAGTTACTTCTTCTTTTTACAATTTCTGTCAGTACATGGTGCCTGGGGCGTATCTGGATCGGTGGACATATTTGCGGGACGTCTGCGGTCTGATGCAGCGGTGTGTGGAGCGGAGATCGGGGAGAAAAGGGGCAATTATAACAATGCCTCCGAGGTTTAAGAAGTCGCTCTCCGCGTCGCTTCTTTCGGCGTGGAACATCGGTTTACGGTCTACGGATTCGGTCATGCGGGCGTCGTACGGCGCCGACCTTGCAGAGACATTATCGAAGCAGGTGATGGGGTTCGTCAAATCCGACAAGTATCTGCTTGTCTTCCCCGATATTCACCTTCAACTGGACCATCAAGCCGTGGCAGATTGGGCAGTTGTTGGGGCGGTTACTTCTTCGTATTTCTGTTCCGGCGTGGGCGGCGTGTTCACAGGCAAGGGTGCAAGCGGACTGGCGATGATCGACGACCAGATTAAGGGGATCGACGATGCTCTGTCTGAACTGAAACTGGACCGCGATTGGTTATGGTATAATTCCACATTTTATACCCGAGAAGAGGAAAGAGATGGCGTTCGATGCCCGGAGTTGTTCCTTGGCACCCGTTGGTCGAACAGAGACATCATCGGAAGAAAGATCATCGAGTCTGCCCCTGAGGACTACGAACGATATCGCCTCCCCGCTATGCGCGATGAAGCGAGCACCTGCGAAGAGATACTCTCCACGCCGACAATCATTGATATGCAATTGAACATGCCCGACTTCATCTTTCAAGCAGAGTACCAGCAGGAGCCGATTGAGAAGGAAGGGCTGCTCTACCCGTTTGAGGAAATGCACACGTTTGCTTTGAAGCAGAAAAAAGAAGAATTGGCACGGTCGACTTGCCGGGGGTACGTAGATACGGCAGACAAAGGTTCTGACTCTCTCGCCGGAGGATATGGGAAGAACATCGGCGAGGATTGGTATCTGACGGATGTGGTGTTTACGACGGACGACATGGACGTGACTAAGCCGCAGGTTGTGAATAAGGCGGTCGCGGAGCATTGTGTGCTCTTAACCGTGGAGAGTAATAACGGTGGGCGGCTCTATGCCTCAAATTTGCGAGAGATGCTTGGCAGGATAGGGTTTCCTTGTTCCGTGGCAGATCGTCAGACGACATCGAACAAGGAAACTCGAATCCTGAGTTGGTCTGAGTGGGTTATGCGTCACATGTGGTTCAGAACCGACTATGACAAGGGTTCTGATTACTCACGGTTTATGGCTGAACTGACGCATCACTTAAAAATGGGGCGCAACAGGCATGATGATGCGGCAGATTTTGTGACCGGTTTTGCCGAAACGGTGGCGACAGGCGGAAGATGGACCAATCTCCCGGACAAACCTTCGGGTTGGTAATTTGAGGTGAATTTGTGTTAACGCAAAACCCATTGCAGATTGGAAGCAAGTTCTGGCCTGATTCAGAGAAGCCTCGCCTTGGCGAGTATGTCCGGAATCGCGCTCTCTTCGACGGGGAGCACGCCCTTGTCTTCCCTGAGTTCATCGAATCGCTTCGTCCAGAGATGAGGGCACAGATTTGGATGGTCTTTGGTTTTCACCAACTCATTTCTACTCTCTGGCCGGATTTGCTGGTTGGCGAGGCGCCCCAGTTTACTGCCGCTGATCCAGCAAAACAGGTGTTTCTCGACCGTCTTGTGGCGGAGACGAGCCTCGTCAACGTTCTGTATGAGATCGGTATCGACGTCAGTAGGTATGGCGATGGGCTGTTTAATATCTGGTTCGACGGGACGCAAGTCCACATCAACACGGCTTCTCCTGAAATCTGGCTGCCGTGGGCTGCGCCTGCCGATATAAAAGACATCCAGGGATGCGTCCTCGGTTATAAGTACAAGAAAGACGACCACTGGTATCTGGACACGAGAACCCACACTCCGGGGTTCGTTCAACACGTGCTGTACGAGATTTCTGATGATGGAAAAATCCGCAAGATCGTCCATGCAGACGATACGCAGGAAACGGGCGTCGACGCGCTTCTTGTCTTCCCCGTGCACAACGTCCAGACATCCGACCGCTACTTCGGCCTTTCTGATTATCCAATTATCGATTCCATCTGTCAGGAAGAAGAGTCCCGCCTTTCTCAGATCAAATACGTTCTTGACTTGAACTCCAGCCCAAACCTCAAAGGGCCTGCGTCGATGGTGACGGTCGACCCCTCGGGGCGCGCGCATGTTCCTACCTCTGGGAAGTTCATGCCGCTGAACCCTGGGGAGGACGTGGCTTACGTCGAGTGGAGCGGTCAGTTGGACGCAGCATTCAAGGAGCTGGCAGATTTGCAGGAGAAGAAGTTCCAGTTGACGGGTATCTCTCCCGCACTTTTTGGCGGAGACTTCGGCAGGGCGGAATCGGGGAGCATGATGAAGAGGCTCCTGATGTCCACTCTCCGCAAGGTAAACCGTCTCAAGATGCAGTTTGAGCCGGCAATTCGGCAGGCGCTCAGTGTGGCGTCTCGCCTTGCTGTGGCAAATAAGGTTGACGGTGCCGTTGAACTCGGGATACAAGATGTCCATATTTTCTTCCAAGACGGCATCCCTGTTGACATGACAGAAAACGCTTCAGTTTATTCCACACTGAAGGGCGCCGGACTGATCAGTATCAAGACTGCCGTATCCATGGCCCTTGAAAAGGGTGGAACAGCACTCGAAGATGAATTGAAGAACATTGGAGAGGATGAACAGAAGGCAGCCGACGCAGCGAAGGCCGCTGCTCCTGCCGTTCCCGACCAGAGTGCGCCGCTTACGGACCGCCTGAGTGCGGCTCTGAAGAATGGACAGACGGACAAGACTGCTTAACGACGCTGAAAGCCGCCGGAAGCGGTTGACACAGATTTACAAGGACGCCGAGAATGCGGCGATTGTCCTGCTGGCAGCGGCTCTTCTTGCCCCCCAGCCTGCTGTGGCGCTGCTGAAAGCGAAAAAGTCCATCCAAAAATTGATGGACGATGCTGGAAAGCAGGCGCAAGCTTGGTCTGATGATTCACTGACGACGCTCTACGCACGTGGAATGATGGACGCGAGTGAACGACTCAACCGTCCGCACCCCGAGTCTTCGCCCATGCACCTCGCCATTATCGCGGCGCTTACGGTAGGCGTCATGGAGAAGCTGTCAAGCGTCGGCGCGGCAGTCGACCGAAACGTGGCAACGCTGCTCTCATCCGCACAGGTCGGCGTTGCTGGTGCGTCGTTCAAGAACGCTACTGACTGGCAGGCTCTTGCCGAGAAGTTGCGGCAGGACGTGATGCAGAACGGTGTGACGGGATTCATCGACAAGGCAGGGCACGTTTGGAAGGTGGACACGTATGTTGACGTGGTGGCGCAGTCGAGCGTGATGAAGGCGTATAACACCGGCATCAAGTCAGAGATGCAGGCGGATGGCCTTGATCTCGCCCAACTGAGCGATGAGATCGGTGAAAACACGTGCGAAGCGTGTGCGCAGTGGGCTGGTCAGATTCTTTCCATCACGGGCGCAACGCCCGGTTTTCCAACAGTTGACGATGCAGAGGCAGATGGCGTGTTTCACTGTCACTGTGTTCATACGTTAGAGCCGCTGACCGAAGAAGAAGCGGCGCAGGAAGTAGAAGACAACGGGAACTCCAACCCGGAAGCCAAGGAGGCTTGATATGACAGACGAAGCAGCAAAGACGTCCGAAACGACGGGGACAGAGCAACCAGACAACGGTAATCGCCTTCCTAGAACGCAGGAAGAGCTTGATGCGGTGGTTCAGGGCAGGCTTGACCGTGAGCGTAAGAAGTTTGCTGACTATGACACACTTAAGAAAACTGCTGCTGAATACGAGAAGCAGAAACAGGCCGCGATGACCGAGGCAGAGAAGAAAGACGTACGGCTCAAGGAACTGGAAGCGGAGAATACAGACCTGAAATCCCAACTGACTGACCGCGAAGCCAAAGTGCTTCGTGTACAGATGCTGGAAGAGGAAGGCTTGCCGACTTCGTGGGCAGAGCGCGTGCGTGGAATGACGCTGGAAGACATCAAGGCCGATGTCGCTGAACTCAAGAAACTCATCGGTGTGAAGAAGCCTCCGGTTGGAAGCCCAGCAGCTCCAGCCGAAAGCGGCGGACCGCCGGATATGAACACCCTGATCCGAGGAGGACTCGGATTCTAGGAACCCTCAAGGAGGGTCAATATGGCAATTCCCGTTACCTCTAATACGACAACTTACGATGCTCTAATCTCGCGCCCGAACGCTACGGTACTCATTCCCGTAGAAGCGCGTAATGACATTATCGGCGCTGTGTCACAGGCGTCGGCATTCATGTCGCTTGCGACAAAGTTGCCGAACATGTCCTCAGCAACCATGACGATGCCCGTCATCTCCGCTCTCCCCACCGCTTACTTTGTAACCGGTGAAATCGGAGACGGGACTAACAGTGGTCTCAAGCAGTCAACCAGCATGGCATGGCTGAACAAGATGATCACCGCAGAGGAAATCGCCGTTATCATCCCCATCGCGGAAAACGTCCTTGCTGATTCCAAATATGACATTTGGAGCCAGATGAAGGACAAGGCTGCGGAAGCTTTTGGCGTCGTGATCGACAATGCCACAATGTTTGATGTTGCCCATCCGACTTCATGGCCGCATGGTATCGTGGCTGCTGCCACGACTGTCGGGAATAACATCGTCAAGGGTGCTCTCGGCGACCTTGCTGACGACATCGGCGGTGAGTCTGGGCTGATGAGCTTGGTTGAAGCCGACGGTTACGATGTGAACGGTTTTGTTGCTGCGCTCGCAATGAAGGCTTCTCTGCGTGGCGTCCGCTCTGCGGATGGCGCGTTCATCTTCCAGCCTTCCATGACGGTAGGGACTCCTGCATCACTCTACGGACAGCCTCTTGAGTACGTCCGCAATGGCGCGACGGTTGGCACTGCGCTCCTTATCGCCGGTGATTGGAAACAGGCCGTGTACTCCATTCGTCAGGACATGACCTATAAGCTTCTGACTGAGGGCGTTATCCAGGCCGCAGACGGTTCAATCCTTTACAACCTTGGTCAGCAAGACATGGTTGCCCTCCGTATTACGATGCGCCTTGGCTGGCAGCTCCCTAACCCCATCAACAGGGTTAACTCAGAAGGGACCGACCCCTCAACCACTCGCTATCCGTTTGCAGTTATGAAGTCTGCATAAGGAGGGGTATATGGGAATTTGGTATCCTCATAATCCTGCCGCTGGTCAGAGAATTCGGGGCGCGACAGGTACTACGCCCTGCGATGAGGCATTCACCGCGCATGAAACCATCATGGCGGTGCTCGGTTCCACGAAGACCGTTCACGCGACAGTGACCTGTGCTGAGGCGGCAGCAGACATTGTAACCGCTCTTACGCAACCCGACGTGGCACGGAATCTCGTTCTCACCGGCAATGCCGGCGCGGATGAAATTATTACGATGACTGGTGCAAATCTGGCTGGAGCCGTTATTACCGAAGCTTTCACTCTCTCGGGTACCACGCCGATCGTGGGCGCCAAGGCGTTCAAGACCGTGACGAAAATCCACACGCCAATCGGTACGCATACTGCCGCGATCGTCTGCGGCAATGTGCTCGGCCTCATCAATAAGCTGGCGTCTGACACGCTCCTCGTCAAGAAGTTCAACAAGGTTACTGCTGAGACGGGAACGCTTGCGTACTCTGGCACCGCGCTCGAATCAAACACCTACGCACCGTCTGGCACGCTCGACGGTTCAAAGGCCATCGATCTCTGGTACGTCGTCTAATTGAGAAGTGGCCGGGACAGAGGGACGCCCTGCCGGTCAGTACCGCTCCGTTCTGTTCGATCTGCAGAATGCTCGGCTTGACGCTGGAACCTAACAAGACCAGCGTCTCTTTCAGGGGGTGGCCATGTTTGTAAAAATGCTCTTGGATACAGCAATTCTGAACGGGTACGCTCACGTTGGCGACGTTGTTGATGTGGACGAGGCGACGGCTGGGCGGTGGCTGGATAATAAAATCGCTCAGTTCGCCATTTCGGAACCTGAAGAAGTCAAGAATGAAGTGACAGAAGAACTGACGACTTCTCCTGTTCCAGAAGTGAAGAAGCCCGCCGTTCCGAAAGGGAAGAAGAAGTGTAAATGAGCGCGTACGTAACGCTTGTGGAGGCTACTGCTTATTTCTCGACACGTCTCTATACCGAGAAGTGGACGGCAGCGACGCCAGCCGAAAAGACCGCTGCGCTCACGATGGCTCAGGCGGACATCGATGCATTACCGCTCCTCGGTGTCCGTGCGACGACCACACAGACTGCTGCTTTTCCTCGTGCGTACTATATTCGCGGGGACCGCTACGGTGGCTGGGAGGGCAGCGCCCTCGAGATGGACGCCATCACGGGAACCGTCACGCCCCAGTGCGTCAAGGATGCCGTATGTGAGGAAGCACTAGCCCTGTTGAAGCATGGAGACAGTGAGCGAATCCGCTTGCAGGAGCAAGGCGTGACAAGTGCGTCTCGCGGGGATCTTCATGAAACCTACGCTCCTCGACGCGGGCTTATCAGCCCGCAGGCACGTGAGCTTCTTCGCCCGTGGCTTCTGGGCGTGGTGAGCCTGACAACTTGAACTTCACAGTCACGGTCGACCCCAATAACGCTTTTCACTACGCAATGGCGCAGTACATGGCGCTCTTGCCGTCCGACATTGAATCGGCGTTGGTTGCTGGGGCGGGGATGATTGCCAACGCGGCACGCGCAAACATGGCGGCTGGGGGCAACGTGGATACTGGCGCACTGAGCGCATCTATCGGTACATTGAGCAAGCAGGCGGACCAGTCACAGGTGACGGTAACGGTTGGCCCTTCGCTGACCGACATGCATCCGGCAAGGTTCAATCCGACAAAAACATTTAACCAAATCGGTTCGTACCTTGAGTTTGGCACTGGTCCTGGCGGTCCTTGGTCATGGAGCGGTGTGACAGAGAAGTGGGCAGGCTTTCACCCCGGTTGGACCGGCAATGCTGCGCACCCCTTCCTCGTTCCCGCGAAAGACGCGATGGCATCCAGTGTTGTGGACCTTGTAAAACAGGCTGTCTCGCGGAGGTGGTGAAATGACCGTTCTCGAAATCATCGTAGAAGCAATGGCAGATGTTATCGTTCCCAAAGACGCGACCTCGATCTCTCCAGACATGCCTGTGGCATACCTGTTTGTTCTCGGCTCCACGGCGAAGAAGTATGGCTACGAGACGACGCTTCAACTGGCAGTTGGGGACAGGACGAAAGAGAAGATGGAGTCTTTGTACGACGACATTTATGCGGCAATCGGCACAAAGGTAACGGCATCGGATGCAACGGTCCTGCCGCTTATCACTTGGGACCACGGGAAAAGTACGTTGATGCTTGACGATTCATGGGGCCGCAGGTCGACCCTCAAAGTAGTTTCTCAAGACATGGAGGTATAAATTGGCAGCCACAAGTTTGACCGTTCAAGCATTTGTGACAAGCACTCCACAAAAGTACACAGGTGAGGCTTTGGTGGCTGACATGGAATTTACGATGTCGAATTCATCAGACATCATTCTCCAGGTGTACAACGCACACGCAACAGACCCCATCGTCGTAACACTCGTGGGCGAAGGCGTCTGCGAATTCGGCTCCACGCACGACCTTGTGCAGTCTATCCCCCACGGTGAAACGTGGATATTCCCCCCGCTTTCTCCACAGCGGTTTCAGGACGAGACAGCGAAGACCGTGGAGATCACAACGACCGGTACGTTGACAGATTGCAAAATCAAAGCAATGAAGCTGAGGTAGGGAGGGCACTATGGCAGCGAAGATTTTTTCAATCACGACGGGTAGCGCCGTAGGCGCCATCACCGGCATCGTCGTTGGCGATGCGACGCTGGACGGCAAGGCTGGAACGCTGAAAGAGTTGGCGGGCAATCCTGGAACTGCGATTGAGGATACCCGTATCGGCGAGGCGACCACGCAGACGCTTTCCTGCAACTTTGCATTTGCTGCGGGTGACGCAACGGACATCCAAGCATTGACGTTTGACGGAACAACGGCGGTAACAGTAACTGCCGGAACGCTGACGCTTGCGGGGTATTTGACCCACTTCGAGGTCAAAGCGACCAAAGACGATTGGTGGGTCGGGTCCTGCACAGTTGTAAAAGAAGGAGCATAACATGGCTACCGACAGAGTATTTGGCATTGGATCTGTGACCTGCTCTCCCATCACCGGCATCATCGTCGGCGATGCAACGATCACGGGCGACATTGGAGAAGTAAAGAAACTCACTGGCAACCCGTTCACTACCATCGTGGAAACCCGGATGATGACGCCGATGGTTCGCAAGATGTCACTCACGGGGGCATATGAGTCGCACACGCTCACGCAGTCTTTGCTCGGCACGACCGTCACGCTGACTGTCGGGTCCGACACGACCAACGACGGCATGGGCGGCACCAATCCTTCCGACACTATCACGCTTACGGGAACGTGTACGGAATGGAGCGTGAAGGTGTCAAAAGACGACTGGGCTGTGGCTTCGATTTCCGTGGAGAAGAAAGGCACATAGGAGGCAACTATGAGGTACTCATTACTTTCGCAATTCGAGAAACTGTTCCATCGCACGGCATTTAAGGCCGTTGAGGACATGATTTCCATGACCGCCGACGAACAGCGTTGGTTCATCTGGTGCTATCGCGTGAAGACTGATCCCAGCCTTCTTCTGCCAACGGCAGTCGAAGAGTGGACCAGCAAGGAGATGGGAGAAGCTGTCGGGGATTTTTTCGGCGTAGCAACACCCTCGACCCCCTCCTAGCAAATGTATACCGTGTCTTCGGTCAGATGGGTTGGTCGAAGACCGAGATCGACAACTCCGACTTCTGGGAACTCGTAGACATTATGGAGTCCGGAAAAGAGAAAGGTTCAGTACCCCTTGACGAATTGAACGTTGAGAACACTGACTTCGACGCAATAAAGAAAGAGATGATAGAGGCGGGCCAATGGCGGACCAACAGCTAATCATACAAGTTCAAGCGCAGATTGGCGATGCGCTGGCGCAGCTTAAGGCCGTCCAAGATCAAGTTAAGGGCGTGGGCACTGTGGGGGCCGCCGCCATTTCTCCCATTCAAGGACTTTTTTCAGTCCTAGGAAAGGTCGCTAAGGTTGTCGGTATTGCTTTCACTGTCAAGGCCATTATCAATTTTGGCAAGAGCGCCGTCGACGCATTTACGAAGGCCGACTCTGCTGCCCGTCAGTTTATCAACACCCTGACGGAGCGCGGGCTGACGCAAGCCAACGCTTTGGCTGCGTCGAACGCCATTGGCGGAGCTGCCGTGGCGTCTGGCTTTGAGCCAGAGGCTATCCAGCAAGCCATGTCCAACATGATTGTCAAGATGAACTCGGGCAGGGATGCGACGCTCGGTATGCAGATAGCCATGGACAACGCACGGATTAAAGGGATTACACTGGCAACGTCCATTCAGTCAGTATCCATCGCGGCCTTAGGTTCTCTCAAATCCTTGCGTCAGTTCGGTATTACGACGAACAAGGACGTGAACGGCAACCTGAAGACGGCAAACGAACTGCTGAAAGAAATGGCCGATCGCACAAAAGGCGGCCTGTCAACTTATATGGCATCCCCGCTTGGCATGATCGACCGTATGAAGGTCAGTCTGCAAGAGATGAAGGAGACTATCGGCGGCGTTCTGACACAGGCGTTTGCGCCCGCTGCGCAGATGGTGACGGGCTTCGCTGGAGCAATCACGGCGATGGCGAGCGTCAGTACCGTTGCGGTGCCCCCGCTTGTCTCTCTTGCCGTGGCCGGCGCTCGAATAGGCAAAGTGTTCATGGATTCTACGTACGTCGTCAGAGAGTTCTTTGCTGCCCTTAATCCAAAGAATTACACATTTGACCCGATGACGATGAATTTCACGAACAAAGCAACCGATGCGTTGACGGGGCAATGGATTGACGCAGACATTGCTTATGAAAACTACATCCGCGACTTGAAGAACGGCACACCAGAGGATGAAGTCAACAAGCAGATGAAAGAATTGCAACGACTGCTTGCGGGCGTTCAGACGGGGGCAGATGGCGCCACGGCAGCGGGAGCCAAGACTGCCGCAGCATGGGAAGCGGCGTTCGCTCCGCTGAAGCTTCTGTCTGGTTCTATCCCGAACCTTGCAAAATATGTCGGCAACCTCAGTTCCTCGTTTGTCTTGCGGTCAGAACTGAATATCACCATCCATGACGATACGGCGCCCAAGGGCCCATCTGCGCCATTGTCTCCTTCCGTTGCAGGCGCGGTGCATGCTGCGGTAAAGACATCTCTGCGAACAGCAACGCGCGGCGTTGTCTCTCAACCGGCTTCGCACGGAACGCACATCTTCGATGGCTTTGCTTCGAAGTACACTGGACTGCCTACGTCTGGCAGCGGGGGGTGGTAAATGTCCGCAACTCTTAATCCTACCTTCACCGCGTCGGGCATGGCGATTCTGAAGGACACGCTTGAATACCCCTCGCAAGATGGTGATACATCCGATGGAATCAACGGAACCATCCGCTTTGCCCGCTTTTCCTGGCACCGCGATCTCACGGTAGAGTTTCGCAGCAAGACGATCTTGCAGTCATTCCTCACTGCTCTCGGCAAGCCGGATGGCCTGCTTGTGGACTACGACAGCAAGACGTACTACGTTGATTCCTTTTCTTGTTCCTCCACGTTCGGCGGGTTCGGCTCATCGGACACGAACACGGTCTGGGAATATGACGTGAGCCTGAAGCGTCCTGGCACTGTTGCTTCGTCCGGCGGCAGCACCGGGCAGATGTTGGTCTGATGGACTACGTAAAAGTCGTCGCCCTTCCAACAAAGGTCAGCATCTGGGCTGGCAACGCCGGGGAAGTAGTCCTCGGTACGGGAGATGCCGGTGCGCCGCGGCGCGTGGTCGTGAACCTGTCCTATGGCGGCTCGTTCTTCGGTGGTGGTTCGGCAAGCCTCACCGTTTGGGAGCCGGGGGGCATCTCTGTCTTTCCGCAATCGGGCGGTGGCGTGTGGCGTATTCGCGTGAACGATGTGGACTGCTTCTACGGCTTTTTCAACACGTCGCACTCCGACCGCGTAGGCGGCGGGTACATGCGGACGTTTCAGCTTGTCGATCTTCTGACGGCATGGGACTTGACGTTGAACGATATCCTGCCGCACGGTTGCACGACAGAATCTCCATCTACTACATATACGCTGTCCGATGCTCTTTCTTATATGATGACAACGGTGTCGGACCCGACGATGGGAAACATTCCCTTCACCGGCACCATGCCCACGACGTCGCTGCTCGTACGCGATCAGTACAGCGACAAGGTGCTGGTTATCCCGAACAGCACGTATCTGGCGGAGATTCAGAAGCTGGCGCAGCTCATGGGCGTGACGCTGTATCAGAATCCTGCAGAGAGGGCTATCACGTGCGCGGATGCGCTTGCCCCCGGTCTTGGGGATTTTACGTATGAGAAAGAGAGATTGAAGGAAGCCAGCTTTGATGTGGATGCTTCGACCATCCCCGCCACGGTGATGGTCCTTGACGACGTGACGCACGTTGCGGCGGCCTACGGCAAGTATGGCGGGACGTCAGACACGTTGAACTTTCAGATGACGGGGCGGAATAACCTTGCCTACCTCTCCACCATCGGCGTAGATGACGCAAAGCTTGTGGATATGGCGCACGACGTGTATGACGTATCGCGCCATGCCTCGCAGGTCTTGACGTTCATCTACGCAGGGCTGGAGCCGGATAAAGCCATCCTTGGTAAGAGATTCAGTTGGCAGGACAACGAGGGCAGATATGGCCTGTACTACGTCAGCGGGTTCACTGCGAACCTGACGGCCACCAGCGTCTATACAACCATTGAGGCATACGTAGCATGAGTATGCGTGGAGAGATGGAGCGGCTTATTGGTACCGCCCTCCATTGCAACCCCGTTCAGTTTGTCTATGGCACGGTGACAGGCGCAACAATCACCTTCGGGTATAGGTTTGTTTCTGCCCCGACCGTTCTGCTAACTCCTCTTGCCGCAACCGGTTCTCCGATTGCAACAGTCGTGAGCAAGGACAAGACTGGGGGTTTTTACACTGGGGCCACGATTGTGATGACGGATGCAACTTCTGTGGACTGGATTGCGATAGGGACGGGGATAGCTGCATGAGTTTAATAGGTAGCGGCATGAGTCTAATATGGACGGCTCGGACCCTACCGTCAAGTGCAAACTGGTATTCTGTTACTTATGGCAATGGGGTATTTGTAACGGTAGCCTACGGCAGCAACAAAGCTGCAACATCACCGGATGGTATTGTATGGACTGCACAGACATTGCCGGTAAGTGCAAATTGGATTTCAGTTACTTATGGTAACGGAATGTTTGTGGCGGTGTCTTACTATGGAGCGATTGCTGCAACATCTCCAGATGGAATTACGTGGACGGCTCAAACACTACCAGCAAGTGCTGGCTGGCAAGCAGTCTCCTATGGCAATGGCATGTTTATAGCAGTGGCGTGGGGCAGCGCAATGGCTGCAACATCTTCAGATGGCGCTACGTGGACGCTTCAAACGTTACCAGTAAGTGCAAACTGGACTTCGGTCGCCTATGGCAATGGAGTATTTGTCGCGGTGGCCTATGGAAACACAACTTCTGCAACATCACCAGATGGTGTCACATGGACGGCTCAAACTATGCCGTCAAGTGCCGCATGGTACTCAGTTACCTATGGTGGCGGCATGTTTGTGGTGGTGGCCTACTCTCACTACATGACCGCTGCAACTTCTCCAGATGGAATTACGTGGACGGCTCAAACTATGCCGTCAACTGCGGCTTGGTATTCAGTTACCTATAGTGATGGAATGTTTGTGGCAACATCTTGGAGCAGCACAGATTCTGCGTCATCTTTGGATGGCAGTACGTGGGCAGTTCAAACCATGCCATCAATTAAATATTGGTCTTCAGCCACCCATGGTAATGGAGTATTTGTAGCGGTGGCCTATGGCAGCGCGGCGGCAGCCACCGCAGAGTGGATCACAATCCCGTCCATTAGTGTCGTCCGCTCTTTTCCTTGGGTCGGTCGGTTTCAACTCACACACGTAGGTTAAGGGGCCGTATGACGCCCGTACAACGTAAGTTCAACCTCTAGGAGGTATCAACCATGGCAATCGCAGAAACAGATCTGGTTTGGAGATTATCTGGCGGAGCAGCGAATACATCGCCCGCAGCATCGTTGGGCGGCATCATGTCCGCTGATGCGGGAGCAATCATCACGAAGACGAAGACCTTTAACTCAATCTTCGACGACATCAGCGGCGCGGAAGCCGCATCGGGCGATGTGGAATATCGTTGCATCTACATCACGAACGTCCACGGAACTCTTGGACTCACAACTCCGAAGGTGTGGATTGAGACGAACGTAGGCAACGCCAATGACATGATTGACATCGGGCTGGACCTCGCGGGTGTGGGGGCTACGGCAGATGATGTTGCTGACGAATCTACAGCTCCTTCCCCCACCGTCACCTTCGGCCACGCTTGCACTTCCTACGCTACAGGTCTCGCACTCAGCGGAACTCTTGCGGCAGCGGGCAGGGCTGGTATCTGGATTCGCAGAACGATCACGGCGGGCATGACAGCAGACGACGACGAAGCGTTCACGTTGAAAATTCAGGGCGACACCGCTTCATGAGTTAAATGCTTGGACACTCGTTCGGCAAACATAGTTTCCTGAAATCGGCGGCTGCTTCCCTTACCGCAGTCGCCGCTCAGGTCATATCCGCGTTCAAGTCGCGGGCGGTGATTGCCGCACAAGTCATTTCAGCGTTCAAGAGCCGCGTGGTTATTGCGGCACAGGTGATCTCTGCGTTCAAGAGTAGGATTATCACATCTGCTCAGATCATCTCGGCATATCAAAGCATTCAGCAAATCAGTTCACAGATCATCTCGGCCTTCCGCATGGTTGGCACAATTAGCTCCGAACTGATCTCAGCGTACAAGGCGCGGGCAATAGCAACAGCTCAGGCTATCTCTGCTTACACCGCTCATACGGTCATTGCCACAACCTTGATTTCTGCGTACAAATCCGCGCAACAGGTGAGTGCCGCGCTCGTTTCGGCGTACAGGTCTGTGCAACATGTGGGCGCTGAACTGATTAGCGCGTTTAAGAGCCGTGTGGCGATAGCCGCTCAGACGATCTCTGCATTCAGGGTACGCAATATCATCGATGCCACACTAGAGAGCGCATACAAGGCAAAGGAGTTCATCTCGACAATCCTTATCAGTGCCTATCAGGTCCTTGCTCCGCTTGGGCAGGTTATCGCCTCGCTCGTCAGTGCTTATCGGTCTGAACAGCAAATCGTCGCGCAGGTTGTGAGCGCTTATCGCTCGCGGTTCATCGTGGCAGTTCAGATGATTTCTGCTTATGCCGCTCACGCGATTGTCTCTGCGCAGATTATCACGGCATACAAAGCGCGGCAACTTGCTTCGGCCACCGCCATATCCGCATACAAAACTCGGGCGTTTATTTCTGCCGCAGTCCAGTCGGCGTACAAAGCCGTTGCATGGGTTGGACAGGTCATGGCTGCGCTTACCAGTGCATATCGGTCTCGGACCTTCGTTGCCGCGTATCTAACAAGCGCGTGGAAGTCCGTACAACAGATTGCCGCACAACTGATTTCCGTCTACCGTACCCTGTTCTGGAGTTTCTATAAGACGCTGAAAGCACATGACATTGTGACCGTTCTGCCAACCGCCAATCTGAGTACCAGCCTGTCGGCGCGCGACTTGATAACCGTTTTGGAGGTATCCAATGGCTGAGTTCAAATTTGTACGGGGTGACAGATATGCCCTGGCGTGTCCTTTAACCAAGGATGGCGTGGTGTTCGACTTGACCGCCGGCGGGCCGTGGACAACCGTAGCGACGTTGGCTCAGGGAGATACTGCTGAGGCAATCACAGAAGCAGAAGTTCCCGGTGCTGCGCCTGCGGGCAGATGCACCCTCACCGTTCAGAACACCACGACAGGTTGCACGGTCACGATCTGTAACAGCACTCTGCTTACAGAGGGATTTTACTCACTGGAAGTCAGGGCGACTAACGGGACGCTCAGCTACACGTGGCCGGTGTGGACGATTAGGATTGTAGAACCAACGAGGATATAGCGTGATTTTTACTCCCAAACATTGTTCTATATGCGGTGAGACATTTGTGCCAACTGGCAGATGCCAGAAATATTGTGTTGATTGTGCTCCCGGAGTACATCGCCAGCAAATAAAGAAATGGTGGACGGCACGGTTGGTGGGATATAAACCAAAGGCGTGCCTTATGTGCGGGGAGGCGTTTGTCCCAACAGGAAGATGCAATAAGTATTGTCCGAAATGCAGAGAAGGTGCATATTTCCAAGACGAGTTGGCGTGGGGGATTAAACATCCCGCCAGAAAAAGTGAGATATTCAGAAAACACCAAGCTAAACGCAGAGTTTTGGGATACGTTGCCCTAAACCAATCGTTTGAGGGTTGCGAGGGGCATCACGTTGACAAAGAACGAGTCATTTATATCCCGAAGGATATACACCAAAGTATCCGTCATAACGTTTGGACTGGCAAGAATATGGATGCTATAAATGCCGCCGCGTTTGCTTATATGGGGGTGGAATAATGGCAATAAATCATCGCAACTTTTCACAGACAACTTTAGCCGCAGCTATCACCGATACTGGCGGTACGAGTATCACCGTTACGTCAGAGGCATCTTTTCCTACCGCTCCCTTCATTATTTCCATTGATACGGAGGCCATGCTGGTCACGACAGTCAGCACAACTACATGGACGGTGACGAGAGGGTACGAGGGTTCTACTGCCGCTACCCATCTGAATGGTGCGGTGATCTTTCACGACATCAGCGCGGCAGAAGCGGACAGTATCGCTGCAAAGAAAACCGATAATGTCTCTGTCACAGATAAGGTGTTAGGGCGCTCTAGTGCGGGCGCGGGAGCGATTGAAGAGATAGACTGTACTGCTGCTGGACGTGAACTTATCAATGATGCCAACGCAGCGGCACAGAGAGCAACGCTTGGGATAGATTATTACGGGCTATTCCTAGCCGCTCTTGCCCGCCATGGAGCCCTTACCAACCTCATCACGAACGGAGAGTTTGAGACAGACGTGACGGGATGGGTTGGTGGAACCATTACAAGGGAAACGGGTGTGCCCCTTGTTGGTACGGGGTCGCTGAAAATGGTAACGACCGCTACGCCATATGCGGCAAATATCGCCACAACAATCATTGCGGGACATGTCTACTACTTTGGGGGGTTGGTAAAATCCACGGCAGCGGCTGGCCGGAAGGTGCTTGCACAGGGGAGCAAGGATACGGGCTACGTCAACGGAATCGCGGTGGACTGCTCTGCGTCCGCCCAAACGATAAGTATGTTTTGGTTAAGCGACAATACCAACGCCTACCCCTCGTTCGTTTTTGATGCGGTCGTTGCTGGCGAATCATTCCTTCTCGACTCCGTTGTCTGTTATGACCTGAGCGTATGAAAATTCCCATGTGGTTGAGGGCTGTGGCGCTGGCCGTACTGATTGCCGTAGCGCTGATGGACGTAATGCTTCTCTGTGAGCGATAGGAGGGCGAAATGGGCGATGGTAATGAGCGGAACGTATTGGATGAGTCCTTTCGACAACGTGGCAAATCAAACGAGGAAAGGATCCTCGAACTGGATCACGACGTCAATGGTCGGGGGGGTGTATTTGCAATGATAACGGAGCTCTCGGGAACAGTCAAGAAACTCGTTGACGAGGTGGACTCCCTCGACAAAAAGGTTGATAAGCGGATGGACGACCTTGACGGCGCACTGAAAGAGGTAAAACACATTGTCAATGAGGAAAAGGACTTGAGGTTGGACAAAGAAAGGAAGGCATTGGAGTCGCGTAAGCCCATTGTCGGTGAAGTTATCGGCGTCATCGGTTCTCTCGTTCTTGCTGCGATTGTCGGCCTTGTTACCTGGCTACTGACGGTGGGCAGATGAAAGGTCTCGATTATTCTGGTTCGCGTCCCGACCCTCGCAAGGTCAAGGAAGAGGGCTATGGGTTCATGGTTCGCTACCTGTTTGCCCCAGCTCCGGGGGGAAAGGGCGTTTCGAAAGCTGAAGCCACTGCCATTCGCCAAGCGGGTTTGGGGCTCGTTGTCGTTTATGAGGAATATGCGGGAAGGGCAAGAGAGGGCTGGGGTTCGGGCGTTGCAGACGGCCATATCGCGCTTGCCTTTGCTCGGGCTATCGGATTTCCAGACACACGTCCTATCTACTTTGCCGTGGACTTTCCAGCCACAGCAGGGCAGCAGCCAGCCGTAGATGCATACCTGAAAGGCGTGGCAAGTGTCATCGGCCTCAGTCGCACCGGCGTGTATGGCTCGTATTACGTCGTGGAACGCTGCTATGCCAGCAAGACCGCTCAGTGGTTCTGGCAGACCTACGGATGGAGTGGGGGCAAGGTATCCGCTCATACCCACTTCCTGCAATACAACAATGGGCAGGTCGTAGCGGGTGCAACGGTGGATCTGAACGAGTCACGGCAATTCGACTTTGGGGCCTGGGAGCCGATTGTCAAACCCGCCATAATCCCGCCAAAGCCGCCAGTAGTGGTCAAGCCAGTTGTAGCAAAACCGGTATTTCATCTGATGACCGTGGCCGAGCTTTTGGCAATGGTCAAGAACGCACTCGTCAAGAAATAGGAGGCACTTATGACACAGTTTCTGATTCTGTTCATCTTTGCAATTCTGGTTGAAGCGCTTGTCAGCATGACCATCGGCGATGCGCCCGTTCCCGGCTGGGTCAAGAAAGTCGCATCCATCGTCCTCGGTGTGGGCGTCTGCATCGTGTACAAAGTAGGACTCATTGCCCTGCTTGGCGTTGAAGGTGGAATACCGATCGTCGATTACATAGCCACGGGTATCATTATCAGCAGGGGCAGTAACTTCCTGTCTGATCTATTGACTCGCATCAAGGGTGGCAACGTCACTCAAACCACGACAACTACTCCCGTCTCATCGACGTCGTTTACGACAACCACGACCGAGGTGATACCGCCAGAAACTCCAGTAATACCGCCGACCGCTTAACTGCGCCACCGGTGCAAGGAGGCATGGTTATGGGCGAAAGGGGCAAATGAGTGTTGTTGTAGGATTAGTGAAAGACGGAAGGGTGTACATGGCGGCGGACACGCGGGGGCTGGTTGACTACAAACCACTGCCCGTTCAGAAACTCTACGTTTCCACACACCCGCAGTGGGGGCGATGGGCAATAGGAAGCGTAGGGCATATGCGCAACGCAGAGATCGCTGATGAGATGGATTTGCCGATGCTGGGCTGGCGGGAAAGAAGAAGAGCAACCCCGCAGAAAGTTGCCCGGTGCTATCTTGACGGGTTGCGAGACCAAATTGAGCGTCGCGGCGTTACCGAGGGGAACGGCGTCATGGGAAACGATTTCCTGTTGGCGCTGAATGGGCATCTGTTCCAAGTCCTGGAGTTCTATATGCAGGACGTACAGATCGCGGCCATCGGGTGTGGCAGCGCCCACGCAGAAGGTGCGCTGCGCGCACTATTCAAACACAATCCGACCATGCCGCCTGAAGAGATGGTCCGATTTGCGGTGGATTCCGCTGCAAGTTACAACGTTGCCGTTGGTGGCGAGATTCAGGTGATTATCATATGAGACTCATTGAGGCTTCAGATAATCGGAACTTCGTTTACCTGCTGCCGATTGGGGATCTCCACACGGGCAGCCCGCAGTCTGACCTTACAAAGTTTGAGGGGTATCTGCGGTGGGCAAAAGAAGAGCGAGCGTACATCTTCGGCATGGGGGACCTGTTCGACACGGTCGTCATTGGTGGCGTGAGTTCTCCCTTCGGGGCAACAATGGGCCTCAGAGACGCCAAGCATTACCTAAGAGATAGATTGAGGCCCGTCAAGGACCTGATTCTCGGTATGATCCTCGGAAACCATGAGGCCCGATTGGTCAAGTATGCCGACTGCGACCTGATTGAGGACCTATGTGACGACCTAGGTGTGCCGTACTGTGGGTTCAGCGCTGTTGTTAGAATGGGTGTCGGGCATAACGCGCGCCACCAGGCAGGCGGGGTTACGACCCGTTCCCGTATCGGGTACACCGGATACTTCCATCACACCACGGGGGGCGGTTCTACCCCTGGCGGTAAGCTAAACAGGGTCTACAAACTGACTGACATTTTTGAGGGTGCAGACTTCCTCGTCGGGGCGCACAACCACCTCGAAGCTGCAGCCCCCATCGACCGCTACCGCCTTCATCCAACAAGCAATGGGAAGTCTGTTCTGAAAGCCGACAAAGTATTCCTGATTGACTCCGGCTCATTCCTGAACTGGGATGGAAGCTATGCTGAGCAAATGGGGCTTCCCCCGGGACACACGGGCGCACCCCGCATACGGCTGGATGGGCTTCGGCATGATGTCCACGTGAGTGAGTGACTTATGAATGCAGATAAGATTCTGGACAACATTTTCAAGGCCAAGGTATTGCTGAATGAGATTGCCGATGGCGTCGTGAGACCAGGAACTACGTTGCACGTGCCAAAGGGAATCAAGTGTGGCGGTTGTCCGGCATATGCGGAGTTTGACGATAAAGGCAAGGAGTTTGGCAACTGTGGACTCGCGGCAATGTGGGGTGAGATGGGGCAGGGCGCCATTGGCTTATTGAATGGAGATAAGTCACAGGCATGTCTTGAAGATACGAAACATTGTGGGGCGATCGTTACGTCCACGCGCGACAGCAAGTGACGCAGTTATAAGCGAATTCTTTACAACTTAGTCCACGGTCGCAACCTACGGGACCTCCGTGGCAGGCCAGCGAGCCAGCAACAATAGTACCCTGGTTCATGGTTCTATGATCGACATGACGCAAGTGGCAAGCGGCCTGAAGCGATAACTTGCCAGCCAGGTTAAGGCAACGGCCCCCGCCAGGACTGACCTCTCGCGCATATCTTCCAAAGCAAGGATCGGGCGCACCAAGCCAGGCGGGGCGAACGGCCCGAAATGCTGGGGTTCAAGTTCCCTGCTATGCGCGATGTTTGTTTGAGACTCATGTGCCACGAGCACAAAGAGATCAGGAGCCGATGCTACGATAGGCCGGCTCTCGCATATCCCTCTGTGCGGATAGTTGACAAAAGCGTAGCCAGAGCGGATATAATATCCCAGTAGCCTGCCCCCGTGTCAAGTCGTTGCATCAATACTACTCCAGATGGCCCTGGGTGGAGTAGTTCTGTTCCACCTTTAGGCATAAACCTTAGTATTCATGGAGCAGAACGGCGCTATCTTGCAGAATTATTCTACTGGAATAATGCTACAAGAGCACAAAACGTAACACGATTCGTGGCACACGTTTGGCGTTATGGGGGTTTATGGGGGTTATGGCGTGTTATGGGGGTAGATACCTGAATTGAGTTAAGGTTGCGGGGTACTTGACGGGTACTTGATGGCCCGCTATTACCGTTTGGGATAGATACGCACTATGGTATAAAAGTCAAACGGCAAATTATACCTTTGTGCGTTTAATACACATTGCATCTGCTCATTGCACATTATCTGCGGGAACGTATGCAGTACCTACGTTAATGCACCGAACTCACAAGTAATCCTTACCAGTTGCCAACCCTTAAGATTTTCTGAAGGGTTCGGTATCTCCGAAGGGTTGCCCCGATCGTCTTGTCGACGCCAACCAATCGATATCCCGACCATATTGTTGACCTCAACAAAATGGTACCCCGCAAAAGTGTGGTCGTCCCCGAAAAGGTATTCATTTGGGGACAAGTCCGTTTCAGATGGTTACCATTATTGTATATAAATGGTAACGGACGCCTCCACATTCCGGTACTGCTGCTCTTCATTTGTGATATACTGAGTGTGGCAGCTGATGCGGTTTAATTACCCGCATGACCCCGGACCTAATCCCCGGTGCTGCCAACAAATCAAAAGGGATTAGGAAAGGATTAGGTGAGAGACGATGCCGACAAAAGAAGAGACCAAGGAATACAATCATAGTTACAGGGAAAAACATCATGAAAAACTGTTGGAGCGTGAGCGTCTATACAAGATCGAGCACCATGAATACATAGTGGAAGACCATCATCGCTACTATGTTGAACACCGTGGAGAAAAAGGGGTAGACCATCATCGCTCTATGGTCGAACATTACTACGGGATTAGCGAAGAAGAGTACGACCAGATGTCCATCTTTCAGGGCGGAAAATGTGCCGCATGCGGGAAAGAAAATTCTGGCCAGATGAGAAATGGAGAATATGTGCGTATGTTCGTAGATCATGACCATACAACGGGCAAAGTTCGGGGCCTCTTGTGCAACAATTGCAATTCCGCGCTTGGACACGTCCACGACAACCCTGAACTTCTGTTAAAACTAGCCGCGTATTTGAATCGCGAGGCCCATGAAAAAGGCCCAAGTGGCCCATGAGTTGTTCCCATTTTGGAAATGGTTCGATTCTAGCCCCGTAGCAATGATTTCGATTGAAAAGACCAACTGGGGCACACCTTCCCTTCTTTCCTCTTTCTCCATTGACGCAGCACATTGCAGCGCACCCTCTTGACAAGTTCTGGCGATGATCTATTCTTCATTGTCGGAATTTGTCATTTCTGGAGGTGACGAATGGAAGAAGAGAGAACGATCTTGTGCGTGGCGAATCAGAAGGGCGGAACAGGCAAGACAACTCTCGCGTATCACCTTGCCCGGCTCGCGGCACAAGCAGGGCGAAGCGTGCTGGTCGTGGACGTCGACCCGCAGGGGAACATGACCGAACTGTTCACGGACGGCGAAATCCTCGATGCAAACCATACACGTTTGATTTTTGACGAGAAGAACCCCGTGCCCATGGTTGTGACCGATGGAATCAGATTAATAGGAAGTGACATTGCCCTTGGCGCTTATGAAAAAAGGGCAAGCTGGCACGACATAGGATTACTCCGCTTGTACCTCAGCGATAGGCCCGAGAAGGTCGTCATCGTTGACTGCCCGCCGAACCTGGGATTAATGACAAGCTCCGCTCTGTTCTGCGCAACAAGGCTCCTGGTGCCGGTGACGATGGGAAGAGGTTCAGTCAAAGGACTGAAAGATCTCTTCGCCACGGCCAAGGACCTTCGGGATATGGGAAAAGGTGTGCAGGTTGAACCTCTCGGCATCGTTCTGAACGGTATGGCCGAAGGGCAACTGAGAGCGCGCGAAGCAAGAGACCTGCTGTGGCAAGGCTATTCTGGACTGATGTTGAAGACGGTGATCCCTCAAGCCGCAAGTGTCGAGATGGCGATGAACCATAAGAAGGCGGTGTGGGAGATCGAGCCGAAAGGGAAAGCAGCAAAAGCCTTTCGTGATCTGTACTCAGAAATCGCGGGGAGGTTACTGTGGACCTAGAACGCAAGTCGACGTATGTCACAAAACTGGGAGTGAGAAAGATCAAGGCGGGATTCCTGTGGCGTGAAGAAACGCTGCTCAGGGTCAAGTACGCCGCACTTGAAGCACGAGTATCAGAGAGCAAGTGGACAGAGGATGTCGTGCTCGCGGCGTTGAACGCACCGCCTGCGGAGAAGAAGAAAGACCCGTTTGACGTGTGACGGCTTGAAATGCAAAAAAGCCCCTCACTTGCCTGTTGGCAAATGAGGGGCTATTGTTTTGTCTCTACGCCCGATGAAAAACAAAGCCAGCACTTGGGCAAGTGCTGGCGGAAGCATGGTAGTGTGTGCGGATAGTCCGCACTCCACTGGGCAGTTCTGATATTATAGCATGAACGGAAAAAGTCAAGAGGAGCAAATTCACGCTATTCCCCACTGGCTTGCCATTGCTTCTGCAATCCCTTCATAAGTTCTGCTGCGTTCCCGCCAACGGTCGGGGCTTGGCGGCATAAGGTGAACCCTCTGTTCTCTGCCCCTCACAATGTTTGTTGAAACGAGTAGTCGAAGGTGGCATAACCACAAACAAGTTGCCTTGGTTTCGCCATGTCCAAACTGCCACGGCTGGACAATCTGATCGGGCTTTCGCCAGACATGCGACATAATGCCTATAGGGTTTTCAATGGCCACTCTTTTCGTATCGGCACTCAGAAAACGAAAGAGATTGAAAAACGCGATCGCTTGCTGCTGCCGCCCATCTGCAATCTTTTCCTTAAACCACCTTGCACCACTTACCGCCAGGTCCGTACAAGGCGGGTGCGCGATAACCAAGCCCCAATGCGAAGGACGAGAAAGCAAGTCTCGCACGTCGCCTTGATAGTGCGGGCCAAGACGCTCAGAAGGTAGAAGGTCGCAGCTCATGGCCTCGTGACCACAGCGAAGAAAGGCATCGCGGACAATGCCAGAAAACTCACAGGCGACAAGAACTTTCACGCTGCCTTCTCCATATTCTGATAACACGTCTGCTGCTCCGTGCACCACTGACACTCGTGGCCGTAACGGTGTGGAAAGGCTTGCACGACGTTTATCCCCCCCACCTGGACCAAACTGTATTGTTGTTCTATCTCCTGCCCCACCGTCGACGCCCACTCAACAGCCTTCTTCACGTCCTTTCTCGTGAACTGTCGTGCCTCGTCCTGCTGGTATTTTGTGAAGTACAGATGTCCAGAAACAACATCCACACCTGCCGCTTCCATCACGGCCCAGGCATATAGCGCTACTTGCTTGTCGGGTCGGGTAGGCTTGCCCGTTTTCCAGTCCCAGACGTAACCCACGTCGCCCTCCTTGTACCACAGATCAATCTTTGCCTTGAATAGCCAGTTGCAGTTTGGCAAGTCCATCCCCAGCCACTCTTCTGCGTGACGGTCTTCGCCGTTACAGATCGAGGGTACTGCGTTCGTTGAAAGGAACACCTGCATTTCGTCTACGGGCAGGACCGCCGTCTCGACAGCGTGGTCCACGCTCTGGCGAATCGGGGCACCCTTGAACACGCCTTCGATGGCACTGTGTACTGCCATGCCAAAACTGGAAGCATTATTGGGCTTCTCTTTCACACGAAGAACCTGCTTGACGTACCAGGCTTGAGGACACTGAGAGTAGAGGTTAAGGCTGCTGAAGCTGTGGTTCAAGGTATCACCCCCACTCCCGTTCCGTCGCGCAATTCTTCCTCCACAACGTCACGATAAAAACGACGAGCATTGTCGTACGCTTGTTCGTGTGGCGGTGCCTGTCCCTCATCTTTCTCGTTACACATCATTTCCAAGCCCATTTGCGTAACGTAGATAATGTGTGTTGTGCCGAGAGGCATCCACGTTGCTTCGTAGAACCATTCGTCGCCGTTGTGAAAGATACGGCATTCCCCTCCAGGGTAATACGTAACGGGAATATGCCACTTATCTATCATGCCGCCACCTTCATTCCGTTTGCAACAATCAGCCCCAACACGGCCATCCGCCATTCGCCCTGACTTCTGAAGATCCCCGTTGCTGCGCCGGCTTTTGCTAAGTCGTCCAGCGTCTTCATTTGCAAAACCGTTACGGGTGATCCTGCTGGCTTTGGACGCTTGAACTCTCCTGCAAGAAAAGAACCGTTGATGCACGCAAGAACGTCGGGGATACCCGCCTTGCCGTACATCCCGCCGTGGGTTTTCATCGCCCAGCAGCGGGGCTGCATGTTCGTCCACTTCACGGCGTTGGAGACGATCGTGGATTCAAGAGAAATGGTTTTCATCGTCGAACTCCCCCTCTTCAATCGTGACCATCTTTCGAGCGAGCAATACATCGTTCCGGTCTAACGTCCATACATCCCTTATGTCGGTTGATGACCGAGCATAAATATGCCCCTCCATCGTTCTCCCGATAGCGACCCACACATTATATTCTTTGCGAACGGGAATGAGGTCAAGAGCGTACCCTTTCTCGCCGCAGTAACTTCCATCCGACATCCATCGATCTTGCTGCTGCGAACCATCCGCAAAGGTAATGACGCCTACAACGGGGAAGTCTGCGTTCCTGACGTTGTTCCGCAGAATCTCGACAGGAAGGCCGTCTTTCCTCGTTTGATACTTGCCGTCCATCGTGATCTTCATCTTCCCTTCTTCAACGCCACGTACTGCATGACGACGCCAACGAGTATGGCAAGGGCGAAACCGGTGAATACGCCAGAGACAAAGTTCGCCCAAAGAGCGGTCATGCGGCGTCATCCATCTCGGATTCTTTCACGTTGAACCCGAAAGGCGTCCCATCGTCGACGAACGATACAACAGGCTGCGGCTTTTCATACGTCTCTGCGTTCCTGCTTGGAATCACCACACCAGGCGCAACCGCAGCAAGCAGCTGCTCCGTCTCGTTTCCCTTCCGTTTCGCCTTCCACTTCGACCTCAGTCCTGCCCGATAGCCCAAAGCACGTGCGTCGTTGTTCCTCTGCTCCAGTTCGTCGTACGTCAAGATTGCCCACTTGCCCAATGTCCACATACCACGCCTCCTTTAATTACGCGTCGGCCCAAGTTTCAACATACGAACTTGTGGCTGGCGCAGTCATTATTAGACTTTCTTTAGCTCGCGTCATGCCAACGTACATAAGTCTCACGAGAGCATCCCTCTCGGGTCCGTACTGTGACCATGATTGCATCGAAGCCAATGAAAGGTCAGGGATCAAGTAAACAACATCACTTTCTCCACCCTTCACTGAATGTACCGTTCCTATCGTGACTTGTGGCTTTTTTTGCAACAACTCAATTCCGCCACGTCTGTATACGTCCATAGAAAATTGCATCCCCCGAGCTTTACTCGGTAGTAGATGGTTCTCAAGCCATTGAAGGTTCGGATCAAGGACGCCACCGAACGCCTCAGTAAAAGCCTCGCCCTCGAACAGCGAGACGACTTCATCGTCCGTCAGCCCTCGTTCTTCAACTGTAGCGTCATGCAACAGTTGCTTCGCACCTCGTGCCAGCGTCTCTTTGCTCTTGATAATATCGAACCACTGGTCGGCTTCTACTGGGTTCCACGGCCTCGCGGAGAGCATTGGCGATAGGTACGAAAGCAGGCGATCTTTTGCCCCTACCGTCCCCTCTCTCCCCGCTAATGGATTCCAGTCGGCCCGAGCCTTGCGATAGGGATTGTGGAAAGGCATTCCTCTTTTTCTCAGAACGGCCTTGAGGGGGTCAAGCATGTACCCGCACGTTCCTAAAAACATCACTGACTTCCCCTGCTCCAAATACTGTTCTGCGTCGTTCAGCAGCGCTTCTGCATTTCTGTAATTCCCCTGCGGGAAAAACCGGCACTCGCCTTGGACGGGAGTACCCGTTACCTGTGGCTCGCAACGGGGTAGGTACGGTTTGTCCAGCCTCAGCGTCACTTGCTTAATCCACTGTTGCGAAAGATTTTGTATCGCGATCGGCACTCGCCACGAATAACTCAAAATACGCTGTTGATCTTTTGACACGTTCGCCGCAAGGAGTGCTTCGGGGGATGCACCACGAAAGTTGTAAATTGCCTGATCATCGTCAAAAGCGAGGATGGTGTAATCGGTATGTTCTTCCCACTTTCGGAGAAGAAGGAGTTCAGATGCAGAGCTGTCCTGTACCTCATCGGCAATCAACACCTGCGGGTCGCCGGGACAAGTTTCAAGGTCTCGAAGTCCAAGTTCTATCAATTTTTGAAAATCGACAAAACCGCTATTATCCCGCCAGAACTCCCACTTTCGAGCAAACGCCTCAACCTGTGGTGGCCAGAGAGCGCGGTCCACACAACGAGCACGCAGGAGCATATACTGCCCGAAGATTTTATCAGACTCAGTTCCAGAGCTGCTATCGTCGCCAGTTAATGGATCGTCCACCTGCGTCGTGCCAGATGATTGAAGGCGATACTCGGAAGCGAAGTCGTTCCAATCGTCGATCTTCGTTTCTGCAATCGTTGGTCGGTTTAGTGCACGATAGCAAAGTGCGTGGAGAGTGCCTACGTGTGATTCGTCAATGGGGAGTTCGCGTGAAACAAGTTCCGTCGCTGCGGCCTTGCTGAAGCTACAAACGGTCACAGCATCAGAGCCCCTCCTTTCGACAAGGGATTGGATGGTGTTGGAAAGGAAGGTCGTCTTGCCCGTTCCTGGCGGACCCAATACCCACTGCTCACGGCTACTCATGCTGCCTCTTGGAACAACCGCTCTTCATACTGTGCCTGTTCCACTCTCTTGCGGGCAATCTCAGCATAGACGGGACTTATCTCAATACCGATATACTTTCTGCCAAGGATTTTTGCAGCGACACATGTCGTGCCTGAACCAACGAAGGGGTCAAGAATGGTGTCGCTCTCCAATGAAAATATGTCAACAAGTGTTCGCATCAATTCTTTTGGTTTAGGACATGGATGTTGTTTTTCTATTCCCTTTGTAAAGTTCATAGTATTTTCGAGGATGTAATCCTGCGATAACCGATGTCCTTTGGGAATTCTCCCATACAGCATGATGGGTTCCCACGCGTTGAACCCGCCGAATCTATTGAAACTCACAGAAGCTGGTTTATGCCAACAAGCTATCCAGTCGGGTTGTGGGTAATAACAAACATTGGCTATCCCAGGCGTAAATACAAGCCGCTTCGATACCCTAAAGGCTTCCCTAAACCAATCCGCACAAAACTTCTTGTATTCCTCTAAAGGAAGTTGCATTATCGTTCCCACATATTCTCTAGCGTTTGGGCCTATATTTTTCGCATTATACGGCGGGTCGGTCAGCACAAGGTCAACTGACTTGTCGGGCATGGATTTCAGAATGTCTAGGCAATCAGCACAAATGATTTCGTTCATGGCGTCGCCTTCGGCACATACAGCACTTGTACTCTAACATTGCGCCTTCGCCCATAGTTTATTGCTTCGCTCTCGTGCCAGAAGAACAGATCAAGTTTATTCCCCTTAATTGCGCCTCCCTGGTCGATAACGACGCAAGGATTGCCGTTGTTATACCCATCGACAATAACGATACTGCCACAAGGGAGAACGCGCCAGTCGGCTGCGATGCCTCCGACATAGACGCGCTTGCCGCTAGCGGTAGTCATGGGGTCATTGTCACACTCGAACACCGTGGGACTATATGCGCTCACCTCCATGAGCAATACCTTCACCACATGGCTAGAATCGCGTGAAACGGCTATGTCTGAATGAAGAATTACAGGAGCCAAACGACGGGCAGTTCTGAAATTGGCGATGTCGCCTGCACTTGCCCGTTTTGGTGACGCCGTCACGGCTGCAATGAGCAGGACAATGGCAATCGCCCAGATAACGACCAGCACGACTACGAGGATATCAAACCAACTGATGGGTTCTGCCCCACGCGATGCCCACTTCATTTTTTTACCTCACGCATCTTGCACTTCATTCTCATCCACGCCATACGTTCTGGCGTTCCCGACGCAAGGCATAACCATTCGACAAAGGAATGGTCGGGTCTCACACCAATGACTTTGTAAAACTTACAATCCCAGCACGCAGCGTTCCCCTTGCCTTGCGCCCTCATGCCGCTTCCCTCGCCGTATCGTAG